GATTTGACACACGCAGGATAGGCAATTTTAAGAAAAATTTTAAAGTCCCTCTCCGGCAGGGGAGGGCAGAAAGGAAGGAACAGCAATGAAGCGATGGGAACATATGTTGTGTTGCGGAAGCCTGGAAGGCAGAGGACAGATGTGGTGGCTGAAATTTGGTGTTTTCTGCTGTCAGGACATAAACCACGAGGGAGCTTTTGGTGTCAGTTGGTTTTCACATCTGAAAAAAAGCGAGTTGCAAAGATACGCGCTGGAAGCAATTATGCGCAAGTTTCCCCAAAACCTGAGTGCTGCCTTACAGCACGGAACAGCAGCACATGTCTTTGATGATGTCATTGATGACCTGATTGAATGTGCTATTGATATGAAACGGCACGAATGCTATGTGATACTGGTGAATTACAAACGTGAAAACAATCTTTACCAAGATTTGAAGAAAAAGTTCGAGTTGTGAGGCGGAATCAGGATGACGGAAACACAATATATGGGCGATGAAAAAGAAAAGCAAACAGTATGTTCCCCCTTTGAGATGGACTGCCCTCCGACACCGGAAGAACAGGAACGCTACTATGAAGAAGAGGGATGGCGCGGAGAATTCACCTGTGAAGAAGTACTGTATGGGGAAGGCTGTACGCTTGCGGAGCTTCTTGCCGATGGGACTGACCCCTGGTAAAAAATATAACGAAACAAACACTCTGATGGTTATCAGGGTGCTTGTTTTATATATTTTGTATATAATCTATTGACAAAATACTATATATAGTGTATAATAGATAAAAATACAGATTTGTCGAAAAGGAAGTGCCGAACGTGACCACAGAACAGATTCAAAAGATTGCATGGCTGAACCGTGCGTTTCGCGCCCGGAAAGCTGCCGAAGCCTGGAAGCTGAAGTATCAGCAGGACAAAATCATAGCCGAGCGCATTTCCGGCGGCCTGGCCAGTTCCGGCGCACGCTCCGGGAATAATGCCACAGAAGACGCACTCATCCGGCTGGCCGAAACGGAAAGAAAGACAAAATCTAAAATTGATGAACTGATTCAGATTCAGGAAGAAATTGCAGACAAAATCATGGAGATTGATGACAATGAGTTGCAGGCTGTTCTTGTTTACAGATACCTTGGCTGTATGAATTTTGAACAGATTGCAGAGAAAATGAACTATGATAAGCGGACTATTCAGCGGAAGCATAAGGCCGCACTTGATAAAGTTGTCATTGAATGTCACCCCAGACTGTGATATAATAATATCATGAAAGCATTGGAAATTACCTTCCGTTAAGATGCACGAGGACATCGGAGAAATCCGGTGTTTTCGTGTTTTGTCGTGCATGGGGGGAGGAGACCCCCTCCGGGAATGCGCCCGTAATTCCACCATTTCACTGATCAAATTTCTCGCGCAAAGGGGTTGAGGTCTGATAATGGCCTATGGTTTGGAGTATCTCAGGAAAAAGCTTGCCACCAAACAAACGCGCGTCAACTTGAGATACAACTATTATGATATGAAAAATCGTGCGAAAGAAGTCAAGGGCATTATCCCTGATAACTTCAAATGGCTTTCTCACTCGCTCGGATGGTGCGCCAAAGCTGTTGACTCCCTCGCTGATAGAATCGTCTTTGATGCGTTTCAGCATGATGATTTTCAGATTAATGAAATATTTAAATTAAATAATCGGGATATTTTATTTTCCAGTGCCGTCCTGGATGCCCTCGTTGCTTCATGCAGTTTCATCTATATCGGCAAGAATGCTGATAGTTATCCCACATTTCAGGTTATTGACGGCGGCAATGCAACCGGAACCATTGACCCTGTGACAAATTTGCTGACCGAAGGCTATGCCGTTCTCGAACGTGATGAGAATGACAAAATCATCAGAGATGCTTATTTCCTGCCGTTTCAGACAGAATATTATGCATCCGGCAAGCTGACGGACTTTCTCACTCATGATGCGCCGTATGCCCTGCTTGTGCCAATCATCAACAGGCCGGATGCAAAACGGCCGTTCGGACATTCCAGAATCTCACGCTCCTGCATGGACATCACCCAGATGGTGCTTAGAACCATGCTCCGGGCGGAAGTTTCATCTGAATTTTACTCTTTTCCTCAGAAATATATTCTCGGTCTGGATTCTGATGCTGAGTGGAACAAACGCGCCGCCGTCATGTCCGATTTTCTCAATTTTGGCAAGGGTGAGGACGGCGACAAGCCCACCCTCGGACAGTTCACACAGACAAGCATGACCCCGTACACAGAGTATATGCGGATGCTGGCTTCTCTGTTCGCCGGGGAAACAAGCCTGACACTTGATGATTTAGGCTTTGTGACTTCCAATCCGTCCAGCGAGGAAGCTATCAAGGCAAGTCATGAGAATCTCAAACTGACTGCCCGGAACGCACAGAGAACCTTTGGCACTGGTTTCCTGAATGCCGGATATTTAGCGGCCTGTCTTCGTGATAATCAGACTTATGACAGATATGCATTCGCTGACACGTCTGCTTCGTGGCTCCCCGTCTTTGAACCTGATGCCGCCGCACTTGGTGTTCTCGGCGATGCTGTCTACAAAATCAATGAAGCTTCTCCGGGCTTCTTAGGCCGTCAGAACCTGAAACGCCTGACAGGTCTGGAGAGTGACACAGATGAATGATGCAGAACTGCTCAAAAAGGCTTCAAAGGCCGCTCAGAGTGATGAAAAACTGAAAGCTCTTGTTCGGAAAATTGAAGACGGTGAGGCTGATTTTCAGGACATGGCTGTTTATTCAGAGCGGCTTTCAAAATTAATCGGCTCTGTTCTCGCTGATGAGGGCGCAGATGCCGAAGCCGCCGAAAAAGTCATGCAGGAATATTACAGGCATATCAATGCAAAAGAAGCCAAGGTTCAGGCCGCACTTGACAGGAAAGCCAATCTCCATATCCGGCCGCAAAAGGCGAAATTTCCGGCGGAACGCGTCCGGCAGGCGGCGCAGTCACTGGAAGACAAGACCGTCGAACAAGAAGTGATTGAACGTCGTGCAAGAAATGCCGTCGCCAATATTGCAAATTCTTTTCATGATGATTATATTCAGGAGAATGCCTACTTCCGGAGCAATGCCGGGCTTCGGTGCTATGTGGCAAGAATCGGAGCTTCCAAATGCTGTGCATGGTGTGCAGAAGTCGCCGGACGTTTCGAGGTCGGCTCTGAGCCGTCGGACTTCTGGCGCAGACACGATAACTGCACTTGCCAAATCAGCTATGAAAACAACAAAGTCCGTCAACGACTTTCCGGACAGGGAAAGGGCTGGAAAGTGGACTCTCAGACACAGCGCAGACGGGCGCAGAGAATCCAGTACAAGCCGGCGACTGTGAATCCGGAACAGGCAAGAGAACTCGAAACACGGAAATTAAGCCAGTATAGGGGATTGACAAATTCCGGCGGAAATGATATAATAAAAGAACAAAATAAAAAAGCGATTACTCAAATAACTGATTCCGCAATTTTTAAAGTCCGAAAAGTCCAAATTTCAGGTTTTTCAGATGAACAATGTAAATTAATACAGCAGCTTCATCAGGAATTACTTGAAACATCACGTGATAAAAATGCTCATAAAGAAGTCGCTTTTGTTCTTGATGATACGCTTGGAAACAAAAAAGTTTTTATGGGGGAAGATGACAAACTCGATTTTGGTATGTTATATGGACACGATTTGTTTATTATGCATAATCATCCAAGAAATAGTAGTTATTCTGCTACAGATATTATTTTTGTATTGCAACATAGTGAAGTTTCTACTCTTACGATTGTAAAAAATAATGGAGCTGTAGAAATCTTAAAGAAAACATCTGATTTTAATACTGACGAACTGCAAAAAGATTTTCGTCGTATTTTGAAAAAAACAGTTAAGGCGGAATTAGACAGCGAATATGCTTCTGCTGTAAAAAAATTTCTTGAAAAGCATAGTAAAGAAGGAGGTGGGTTAGAATGGAAAAAATAAATTTTCTTGATGGTTCTACAGAAGAGCAAACTAAAGCATTAAAAGAATTTTGTGGTCTTTCTCCTGAACAATCTTTTCAAGAGATAGTGATTGACGATGAAGATACAGATGAAACCGCCTGACCGCAGGGCGGTTTCGTCATATTCGGAAGGAGCTAACCAGATGAAAAACTGTATTGTCTGTGACATTGTAAACCTGAAAAAATCATAAGAATCAGCACCAGAATGTGAGAAAATCACAGAAAGGTGCTTTTTGATACCCGAAAGGAGCTTGACGATGGCAAAACCTAACCTCCGTCCAGACCACAACGGCACGCAGAGGGCGCAGTTTGACAGCAATAAGAAAAAAATCTATGCTACTCAGAAAGTTTGCGGCATCTGTGGAAAGCCTGTTGACTTCCGGCTGAAATTTCCGCACCCGTTAAGCCCCTGCATTGACCACATTATCCCGGTATCTAAGGGCGGACACCCGTCCGAACTCCGGAACTTACAGCTTGCACACATGACTTGTAACAGACAGAAGTCTG